TAGCTGCCAACCCAGATGACTTCAAGCTGTACAGCAACTTCAGCTGGTACACGAAGATTATGAAGGGTGCTGGCTCTCGCTTTGCGAAGTACCAGCAGTACAAGAACATGGACGGCGATGTGTTCGTTGCACGTGCGCTTGATACCATCGCGGAAGAGATGACGACAACCAATGTCAAGACTAACCTTCCATTCAATATTGAATATCAAAACGAAGTTGACAAGGAGGTGCCTGAGCGCATCACCATGACAGTTCGTGCGGCGCTTCGCCATTGGACCGAGCTCCACTCGCTTGATGACCGGCTGTTCGATATCGCCCGCATCATGATCAAGTACGGCGACTGCTTCTTCCGCAAGCGGTCCGACTTGAAGGAATGGGAGTACGTTGAGCCAAATGACGTGATCGGCGTCTCGATTGATAAGCAGACCAACAAGGTTCAGTTCTATCAGCTCAAGAAGGGCGGCTCGGGCTCTGACAAATCGGGCTCAGTCGGCGAGGTCGAGATTGTTCCAGCATCGGGCATGATCCACTTTACGCTGTCCTCGGGCTTCGATGAAAATGCACCGTTCGGCGACAGCGTGCTGTTCCCAGCAATTAAGGCGTATCGCCACCTGACCCTGCTCGAAGACGCTGTCATCATCTATCGCATTGTGCGCGCACCTGAACGTCGGGTCTTCATGATCGACGTGGGTAATATGCCGCAGCAACGTGCAAAGGCCTACCTTGAGTCAATCAAGACTGAAATCCGCCAGAAGCGCATTCCAAACGAGTCAGGCGGTCAGGAGAAAATTGACGGCATCTACAACCCGATGTCGATGACAGAAGATTACTTCTTCATGCAGACGCCTGATGGTCGTGGCTCGAAGGTTGACACGCTGTCAGGTGGCGAGAACCTTGGCGAAATTTCTGACTTGAAGTTCTTCCAGTCGAAGTTCTTGCAAGGCCTCCGTATCCCGTCCTCATACATGCGCGGGTCTGATGATACCGGTGCTCAGATCAATGATGGTAAGGTTGGCGTTGCATACATCGAAGAGCTCCGCTTTGCAAACTATGTAAAACGCTTGCAGCAAGGTTTGAACAAGGTCTTTGATGCCCAGTTCAAAGCGTATATGAAGACGGCTGGTATCAATATTGACCCGGATATCTTCAAGCTCAAGCTCGTTGACCCGCAAAACTTCCAGATCTACAAGCAGGCTGAAGTTGACGAAAAGCTGATCACTAACTTCAACAACCTGAAGGAAGTAAAGTACTTGTCGCCGCGCCACCTGATGCGTACGATTCTCAACTGGTCGGATGATGACATCCAGGCTAATGAAGTTCAGCGTAAGCAAGAGCTGGGCATCCCAGACGGCGGCTACGGCGGCCTGACCGAGTTCCGTATGCTTTACGATCCGGCCTGGCTCGACAAGCCGCCAGAGATCAAGGTGCATGATTCGTTTAATGACTTCACCAAGGACACAACGAATCCTAATGCCGAGGAGGAGCCTGAAGAACCTGCTGAAGACGCTCCAGCAGAAGGTGAAGAAGGCGAGGACTTGGCTGACAAGAAGGGCGGAGGCGATGATACAGCTGCTGAAGATGATGAGCCGCCTACCATGGATGACCTTGAGAAAGAAACCAAGTGATAGTAATTGATATGCCGACCCGAAAGGTAAACCGACTGCTTAGCCGGCTCCCCAAGGGCGGCATATACTGGTGCTATAACTGTGATCGGAACCATGTGCAACAAGGCGAGAGGTGCAGCCTCTGCGGCGCTAAACACTGCAAGAAGGTTCCAATGAAACGAAAAGAAATCCCATGAACCTCCCAACAGAGCTGGTTGGCCTCACGGTCAACCTGAAGAAGATCAAGCACAGCTTTACGCTAAACAATGGCATCGAAGTGCCCTTTACTTCCTACTTGGTCGAAGACCCTGCAATGGAAGCCCGGTTTAAAGAGCTGCCGAATTGCCGAATCAAGCTCCCTGGCCGGGTCTATACCCAAGACTACCGGCTTGATCGGATCAACATTCGAATTAATGAAGAAGGCCTCATCACAGAGGTATTTGTAGGCTAGCCTACATAAATAGAAGGCTATAGAAGGTAACCCCATGTCCAAACTCGTCCTGATTGAAGAAGTCACACCCGCATTCGCCAACCTGATTGTTGAGCAGCACGCAACTCGCGGCTCTTACCTCAGCGGCATCTTCATGCAGGCTGACAAGAAGAACCACAACCAACGCATCTACCCGCTGTCTGAAATTTCAGCAGCTGTTGATTCGGTGAACCGTATCATCTCCGAAGGCCGTACGGTCTACGGCGAGCTGAACCACCCAGATAACCTGACCATTGACTTGAACAACGTGTCGCACATCATCACCGAGATGCGCATGGATGGCTGCAATGCAATCGGTAAGGCAAAGATCCTGAACACGCCTAAAGGCCAAATCGTTAAGGCTATCCTTGACGGCGGCGGCAAGCTCGGCGTATCCTCGCGCGGCGCAGGTAACGTTGTCGAAGGCATCGTCAATGGCTTCTCGCTCGTGACGGTTGACATCGTTGCATCGCCATCAGCTCCTGATGCTTATCCAAACCATGTCATGGAATCGATCCAAGATAACACCAAGGTTCTGACGCTTGCCGAAGCAGCATGCCATGACCCTGCTGCTCAGAAGTACCTCGCTGAGGCTTTGAGCAAGTTCATCGCTCAACTGACAGGCAAATAATGAACGAACTTCTTAAAACTGTATTGGCTGAGGCCAATGCACGTGCGCATGCTTTGAAAGAAGCGCGCTCTGGCGACGCACACTTTAGCCCTAAGGGAGACGGTGGTTTCGGCCATATGCTGACCCTTGATGATACCAACCCGATGATCGCTGCTATCGCGCGGGTCTGTAAGATTCCTGACGGTTGGAAGCTGACCAAGATCGGTGATATGTGGGCTGCTTATAACAGCGGTGATCGGCTGACGTTTTTTGCTAATGAATCAGATTTTGAAGCCGACGAGGAATAAAATGTCCCTACTTAAATCCCTCCTTGAGCTCACTGAGAGCAAGAACCATTTGGGCGAACGTACGTTCGAAACCTTCAGCGGCTGGAAAGCAGCTTGCAAGAAGGTCAACAAAGCAGCTTGGTTTGACGGCGATGAAGACATCTGCAATGCATTTGTCGGCCCACGTCCTTACAAGCGCGGCGAGAGCCTGGCTGTCGGTGAATGGGACGGTGCTATCGGTTGCATCTTCCAAGGTGACGCAAAGCCTGCAGAGAAACCTGCAGAAAAGCCAGTTGATCCTAAAGCTACACCTGCGAAATGATTCGTGTCCAGCCCCTATCTGGTGAAGACCGTGCTAAGATCCTCGACTATTGTGGGGGTCATAAAGCCGATGTCGTCAACGAGCGCGATGTAGACAACTGTGTTGTCATTGACATCGATCGTGAATCTGTACAGGGTGCCGCACTAATCACTGGGCTGAAGACAAACGCGCTGGCCAAGTTTAAGGTCATGAAAGAAGCCAAAATGAACCTCTTCGCAAACCTGCTAGCGCTTAGCGAAGCAAAGCGTGACGCATCGCAAATCTTGCAGCGCGAAATCTCTGATCTTGAAAAGCTAGAGCTGATGATCACTCACATGACGCAAGGCTCTGATCAACATTTCATTCGTGCATTCACTGATCTGTTCGATAAGCATGCAACGCCAGAGCAGCGAGCAATGTTACCTAAGCTGTATAACTTTGGCTGGAAGATTACAAAGCTGCTACAGAGCAACAAGACACATAAGATTGCTTGGGCGATGCACTCCGATGGCACCGCTGCTTGGGTAACACCAGACGGCAAAATCAATCGCGCAGAAGTCGGCAAGAAGATTGCGACACTGGCTGCTAAAGAATGGGTTGACCAATGAACCTTCTTAAAGAACTCATCCTCTTGAATGAAGCAAAGGCCTCGACTCCTGAATTTAATGCTGCGGTAGATAAGCTATTCGATTTATTGGATAAGGCTGGTAAGACAAAGCTTACAGGGCCGCTCGAGGGCAACCTCATTTCTAAGAGCCAAGTTAATGACTGGCTTAAAGGCAAGTCAGACTATCGCCTACGCAATGCAGGTAACATGCTTGTCAAGCTCGGCTTTAATGAGAAGACAGCTAATAAGGCTATTACTTCGCTAGTAAAGCTCGGCGCAACTGATTCAGAAGCAACGATGATAGTCTCTGCTCTAAATGAATCAACCGCGCATGCAACCGTAGAACAGGTGGAACACTTCACGCCAGAACAAGTGCTTGACAAAGCGGATATGCTTGCTGACGGCGATGACCTGACCCCGATTCATAATGGTAAAGGCCTGACGATTGACGAAGTTACCACAGATGATGACGGTAATCCGGTTGTCGTGCTTGAGGTATTCGTCAGGCGTAAGCGTTGGTTAGCTCATGTAACTTTCGGCCCAGATCTCGAAGCAATTCGTGTCAATGTCGAAGAAGACAGCAACGCATTTAGGCGTTAAAAGTAGAGCCTGCACTTTGCAGGTGTAAATAATACCGTTGGTGCAATGCCAACGGTTCATCAAATATCTTCTTGGATGCCGATACATGAGCATCCGTTCAACTAGCTACATGCGAAAACTTCTACAAAAAGTAGCAGTTCTTGAACTATCAGCTTAAATAAGAAGAATACCAAAATTAGTCGTCCCGTTAGGTCGGCTTTAACTCTTAACTGGAGATCACACCCATGGACGAAATCCTCAAGCAGCTGCTGGCTTCGGACGTTCTGAGCGAAGAGACCAAGACTGCCCTTTCTGAGCAGTTCAAGGCTTCTGTCGACGCATTCCTCGCCGAGGAACGCTCGAAGCTCGAACACTCGATTACCCTGCAACTGACAGAAGAGTTTGTTGCCGCTCGTGAGTCCCTGACTGAATCCGTCAATTCTAAGATTGACGAAATCATCAAGGCTGAGTACGACGAACTCAAGGAAGACATCAACAAGTACCGTGACCTTGAAGTTGAGTATGCTGAAAAGCTGGTTGAAGAGAAGGAAGCCCTCGCTGCGAAAGTAAGCGAAGAGCTGGACCAACTCGTTGACAAGTTGGACGCCTACCTCGACTACACGATCAAGGGCGAGCTCGATGAGCTCAAAGAAGACATTGACCAAGTGAAGAAGCTTGAGTTCGGTCGCCACATTTTCGAGGCGATGGAAAACGAGTTTAAGAAGCACCGCAATGCCGACCTCGGTGTTCAGGAGCGCGAGCTCGCTGAAGCTAAGGACGCTCTGTCTGACGCAACCCGCCTCATCGAT